TCAAAAGGTGTAGCAACTGTGCCATCACCAATTAATAAACCTTCAACTAAATATTTATTTGCTGCAATCGCAGTAAATTTAATTCTAGAACCGATTAAACCACCTGTTGTAGCGTTACCAGCTCCAGCTTCTCCATTTAGATTTACTTCATTGTTTGCTGCTGCAGGCACAAAAAATGCTTTTGCAACCGCAGTGTTATCAACACCAAGTGCAATTCCACCAACAAAAGTGTCAGCAGTATTTGCAGTTTTAATTGTACCTGTAAATTCGTCTGTGAAAACGATTTCAAAAGTAGTTCCAATTGTGCTTTTATTATTTGGATCACTTCCTGGCCCTGCTACTGCTGCATCTGCTGTAGACACAATTGCAGGAATAGTTAACGCAGTTGGTGTTCCAACTGGATCAACCAAAAGTACTCTGCCAGCGTTATCTGCTACTGTTAAATCAGTTGCAAGAGTTGCAGATTTAACTGCATCAGGTCCTATATTTTGAAAACCGTTTTTTGATCTTACCGGTCCATCAAATGTTGTATTTGCCATAATATTCTCCTTTGTATAGCGTTAATATGTTGTCTCTATACCGTCTGCCTAGTCAGTCAACATATATTATTATTCTAGGTCTTTCTATTATACATAAAAAAAGGGGCGATGTGAACACCGCCCCTTTATGAAATACCGTTAAGTATTTAAGCTATTATGTAGGTAAGTTTCCGTTACCAAATACACATCTTGGATCAGAGAATCCAAAAGAGTATCTTTCTCTAGCTTTGAATCTTACGTTACCAGTATCGAAGTCACCTTCCATAGCAGTTTTGATTGGTGCTCTAACGAATTGTTTGAATCCATTAGGAACATCAGTCATTAAGAAATACGAGTCAGTATCAGTTAGGAAGTTGTTTACAACATACCCTTCTGGAACCATTCCCATGCTTCTTACCGCGTTGATATCGTTATCAGCTGTACTTGTTCTCATTGGAGATTTCATAATACGCTCTGCAGTAAATTGTAATTCTTTTGGAATTATCATTTTTCTACCTGTAGTAGCGATTCTTAAACCTCTTTCGTCAACAAACCCAGCGATGTCGATTAACGACTGCTCAAGTGAAGTTTCGTTAAGGTCTGCAGCTACAGCTAATACATTCGAGAATGTACCTCCTGTTGCTAGTGGGTGGTTGTTCGCGATTAACGGAACACCGTCACCACCAAGCACTCCAGCTTTCTGCGCGTTGTTTAAAACGTTAGCAGCTTTAACTTGCTTCGTGTTTGCCATAGATCTTGCAAGAGCTCTTGTGTATCTTGCAGCTAATCTATCGTAAAGGTTATCTTCGATTGCTTCTTCAGTGATAGCAAATGCTAAAGCGATTGTTTCGTGAGTGTATCTTGCAGTGAACGTTTCGTTCGCTTGATCGAATACTACTCCAGCACCTTCAGCTTTTACTGGTGCCCCTGCGAAACCACTTAACATTACTTCTTCTTCAAAAGCTCTGTCAGATGTTTCAGTAGCGAAAATCTCTGCGTGTTGATTTTCGTATCTGTTATATTCCAGGCCAAATAGTGCATTCAAACCTGGCTCTAGTTCTTTAACTAGTTGTGATCGTGATATAGCCATATTCTATTACTCCTATATACCTGTTCCACTTCTGTAGAAGTGTTTGTTGATTCTAACAAGAATATTTCCGTTTGCAGAATCTGTAGCTGAGTTACCTGGATCTTGTGAAATGTCCATCGCTTGAATCACGAATGAAGCATTTGTTCCAGATACAGATACATCTAACTGAACTTCAGATATTCCTGTTTTTGTATTACCAGTAGCATTAGTTACTGAATAGTTTTTAAAACAATCCGCTCTCGCAAAAGTGTCGTCTGCGTCCATTAAAAAAACTGCGTCAGGGTCATCAACGATAAATGCAGTTATATCACTTGCGTTGATTGAACCTGGGTACGAGTTCCTAAATGTCGGTTTTTGCGTAGTAGGATCTGTATAAAAACATCCATTGAACACACCAATAACTGCTGTGCTATTATTCGCAACGTGTCTTGTGATAGTACCGTCTGTTTCAGCGATAACTAAGTCACCTTGGAAAATAGCAGTAGTGTTATTAGCAGATATAAGATATCTGTTTTGTGCACCAACTAATGGCGTACCGTCTAGCTTTCTGTACGGTCTTAGACCGAACTTTTCACTTACGTTTGCCATATTGTTTTTTACTCCTATTAAACGTTAATTTAAGACTCTTGTAGTTAATGCAAAAAAATTATTTTTTGCGGTTACCTCCAAAGGTCACTCTGGACTGCCTATCAATATTGATTGGCATATCCGGGTGTTGTTCCTTCATAAGATCCCTATCAATCGCGTCTGTTCTATCTTGAGTTATTCTTGCGAAATACTCAGCACGTTGTTTCAGAATCTCTTCTGGTATCCTTGCCAACACAAGGCCCCCAATCCCGATGAGACCAGCATGTTTGCCTTCGTGAATAACTGGAAAATCATTTTCACCTATTTCACTTTTTAGTGTTTCAGCTTTAACAAATTCCCAACCTTCCCTAAGCTTTTTCGAAACGTTTGCAACGTCTTCGAATCCTGCAGTTGCTGTACGTATCCATCTATGACACATACCATGCGGTGCAGCTGGCGCATCCAAACTGGATGGTGGAGTCCAATCTTTTTTTCTAGAATTTTTAATTCTTGAATCAGACTCGCGTGAAGTTTTTACTTTTTCCATTTTATGCTCCTTCCTTCACGTATTTAGCGTATTCCTCTAGTGGCACCCCTAATTTCTTAGCGATAACTACCTGTGATTTGGTGAGTTTCACAGACTTGCGTCCTCCTGCTCTACGACTAACTGAGGCTACATTCTGGACGGGTTCCTTCGTAACACCAGGTTTTTCTTCAGTCGCATCGGCAAATTTCTGAGGGAAATATTCCTTCATACGTTTGTTGATTTGATTATAATACTCGTTTGTTTCTGCGTCAATTCCCTGCTGTATTAACTCATCATGTATTCCCATCGCAGCAGATGTCATAACTCTGTCACTTCCAAACCATTCGTTATCAGAAGCCCATTCTTGAGCTCTAGCACTGATTTGTGGTTGTTCAGGAGTTACTTCTTGTGGTTTTGACTCAGCTTCTTTTTTCTTTGCCTCTTTTTCACCAAGAGTCATAGAAACTTTTTCCTTCTCAACAGCTAATTTAGTTAGCTTATCTTGAGCTTCAGTAATTTGCTCAGGATCTTGAGAATCAAATGCAGCTTTCAATGCAGACTTTGCTTTATCTCTTTCTGCATCAATTCTTGCATCATATTCTTTAAGGTAATTAGTATCAACTTCATCATATTTTTGTTCTGCACTATCATACTTAGTCTTAAGACCTTTCGCATATTCTATAGCAGCTTTTTCTCTTCTTTCTGCTTCTCTTACTTGGAAAGTCAATTTTTTTATTCTTTTTTGAACTTTGTCAGAATAATCTTGTAGACCAGAATCGTCCTCTGTTTGTTCAACCTTAATTTCTTCTTTTACTTCTTTTTTAGGTTCTTCTTCTTTGGTCTCCTGTAAAAGTTCTTTTGCAGATTTACCACTTTGACTAACATCTACATATCCTAAATCTACGTCTTGTTTTTTTTCAAAAGATTCATCAGAAACTTCTGGTGCTTCTACATTAATTGTTTCTTCATTTACGCCATCAGTATCTAATTCTACTTCTGGATTTTTTGTTTCTTCAGCCATTTTTTTTCCTCCTTAATAATGGTGCAAAATATTGTTTGGATCAGTAATGTTGGCAATGACTTCATCATCATTAAGTATTCTTACTTCTCCTCCATCTATTTTGAATCTAGAACCTGCGTATCTACTAAAAATCACCCATGAATTTAGTTTACACCAAGGTCCTTTTGGAAATTTATCTTTGTCTTGATAACAAAGATCTCCCATTTTTAATACAAGACCACACACCGTTGTCATTTGTATTGTTTCTTGTGTTGTATCAGATAGCCACAAACCACCCTTAGTTTTTTTTGGTCCTGCATATGGCAATACCAATAATCTGTAACCAGTTGGTGATGGTAATTTATCTAATGTTGATTGTTTGATCGCTTTAGGATCAAGGACTGTTTTGACTTCTTCTTCGCTCTTGTAAGCGTCCAAAAGTGCTTCAGTCCGTTTCGGTGTCTCCGTGGACTTGTTCATCTTCATACTCCGTTGTTTTCAGCAGGTCTTTTAGATCCTGTTGCAGGCCCTCAAGAGACCTGATTTGACCCCTAACATATTGTAGTTTGTCCATAGTGTCAACACCATATATAGCGTGGTCTCTGAGTTGTTGGAGTTTTTTTTTAATCTTATTGTTAACAAGTGTGATTGTATCTATATCCATGAAGGATTTATATAGTCTTAAGATTTTTTTGCAAATGTTTTAACATTTGTAGGTTTGCCACCGACTCCTTGTGCAACTGCTCTTTTTCTTTTCACAGCTGATCTTCTTTGCCCTTCAGACATAGCTCTTGCCTTAGCTAATGGGACACATTTTGGATATTTACGTTTAGCATCTGCTGCCTGTTTTGATCTTCCACATTTTGAATAAGATCCATCTGCTTTTTTACTACCGATATCTACCCATTTTTGTTTAAACCACTTGGTTAGTCCTCCTTCTTTCATTTTTTTGACTGAACCCTTTGGCACACAATTAGGAACCATCTTGTTCCCTTTTTTTTTCATTCCGGCTTGAACGTAGCCCTCCCAACAAGTACCACGTTTATACATTAGAAAACGCCTTTAAAATTAGTCCCACGAATAGCAGCTCCGCCACCTCTGGACATTCCTCCGACAGAAAGTTTATTTTTTTCTTTTAAAGATTTTTGTTTTGAACTCATTACTGCAGGGTTTCCTCTTTTTCTAGGTTTGACAGTGTTCATGTAATCAGCACCACCACCTTTATCAAAACCTAACATCTCTTTGCCAAAACCTTTTACTTGATTACTAATATTTTTTAATTTCTTTTTTACTTTTCGAGCTTTTTCTCTTCCAGATCTTTCTTGCATTTCTGACTGAGATACCATTAGTTCTGATCTGGCTTTTCTTGCTTCTTCTATTCTTTTTTCTAATCCTGTAGGACCCAACATATCTTTTGCTTTTTCAAGACCACCACCTTTATTCATTTGAGCTTTTTGTAATCTACCCATGCCTGACATAGCACCTGCAGTTGGCATACCACCCATCATTTTCTTATCAACTTTTTTCTTTTTGCCAATACCAATGAGAATCATAATTGCTTTACCTTTTTTTGCTTTCATCATTGCACCTTTATTAAATTTAGCTATTCCGGCATGTGTTTTTTTTGTTTTTTTTCTTGATTCAACTGCATTTATAGAATCTTTAACATTTTGTTTTTGACCTGCATCTACACCACCACCTTTATTCATTGGTTTAGGACCTTTAAAATCTTTTCTCTTTACACCTGATGGATCTTTAATTTTACCTGCACAAATTTTACTAGCATATGCGTTCGCGTATGCTGAAGGATATACCTTAAATTTTCTTTTTGCTGCTGCTTTACCTCTTGGACATAGTTTTGTCATAGTTTTCCTTGTGCTTTAAGTTTCTTTATATCACCTTTTGTAAGCCCTGTTAAGTCCACCTTCGGTTTTACAGAATCAATAGTTGGTGACACTCGTTTTGGAGTAAATAATTTTTTAATCCAATACCATATTTTTTTCATTTTTTTCCTCCATTCCTAAATATCTGTGTTCCCTTTATACCATAAATACTTGCAACGACCAAGATCCACAAATTTGTGAACCATGACGGGAGTTGAGAGAACATATCAAAAAATAATTTTACTTTGTCCATCGCTGTCGGGTCATCCGATATAACTGCCCAAGCAAGCACCACAACGGGCAAACTGAGAATTATTAAAACTGCCTCGTCTTTCCAATCTGATTGTCTTGCCTCTAAAAGTTTGCCTTGATAAGCCTCTTCACCTCGAGCTTGACGCTCTGCATGTAATAATTGAGCATCAGACATTGCCATTTTTGCCTTTTGTTTGTTAGCGTAAATTTTACTCCCTGCACTAACCGCTAATTTTATTGCACTGAACCACATTGTACTTGTCCTTTCTTCGTTGACACATATATTCTATCATTTTTCCTACACACGTGAAAGCCCTTTTACCAGATAGCTTCCATTTCCATGTTTGTCTCCAATGTGTCCTTCTAAGTTTAACTGGATAAATAGATCCACCAAATAAATTTTTAAATCTTTCAATAATATCTCGATCACACATTTCAACAGAACATTGAAACGCTTTTCTTCCTTGACCTTTACCCCAAATACCAAAACTCCCTTCACCATCAAAAATTCCTGCTAAAAAAATAATTTTATGTTTTTTTCCTAGCGCTTCGTACAAGTTTTTTTGCATTTTTAGACCTAACCATTTTTATACCTTGTGGATTTGGTCCTCTTTTAGGCGGTGGCCCAAATTTGACTCCTCCACTAAGTCCTTTACGCTTTGTTTGTCTTTCTGATTGCATTTTTTCCTGCTTTAAATATTGCTGCGACTCGTGATTTACCCATTACTTTTGCTCTTTGCTCACCTACAGTTAAAATTTGTATTTTTCTTGCAAATGGTTTGTTGATATTTTTTACTTTTCTTACTGTTGCACTAGCATCTGCTGGTGTAGCAAATTTTATTTTGACTGTGTCTCTTGGATTCTCATCAGTATATAATCTTCTGTCTGAACCCTTTGGTTTTTTTCCAGTGCCAACTTTTGGATCTCTATTTTTTCTCAAGTTTCTGTCTCGCTACTTCTAATCTATCATCAGATTGTTGATCTTGTGTTGCAAGCCTATCATAATCAAATTCAAGTCTTTCTGCAGCACGTTTATTTTCTTGATCTTGTTTAAATTGAGTTTCTTCTGCCTTTCGTTGCATATCCATCGCTCTTAAATCTACTTCTTGTTGTTTAATTCTAACAAGTGGATCTTGTTTTGCAGCATTTGCTGTCATTTCTGTTTGAACAAGTTCTTGTGTAATTCTTGCAGCAGCTTTTGCTACCTCTCCTTGAAATATTATTTCAAATTGTTCTGGATTTTGTTGAGATAAACGTTGCATCTCTGGATCTTGTGACATCAGAGCTCTAACTTCTCCTTTAGCTTTGAAAGAAATATGATCAGATATGTGCGATTGCATCAATGCATACACTTGTGGATTAATTTGTACCATTCTTGATGCCATGAAAGCCATATGCGCAGCTATGTGTGCATCGTGATCCTGAAATTCAAAGGCTGTTAGTAGTTGCATTTGCAATGCACGCGCATTTTCCTTAGCAGGGTCGAGTGGTTCTGGTTGTTTTGGTGCAGGTTTTAACAAACCCTCTATTTGTTTAGTACCTAAAGCTTCATAGACACGTCTGTAAGCTTCATGAATGTTGTGAAGCTGTGGATTTGATTGTGCAATTTGTAATTGTGTCTGTGCTAAAGTCACTCTTTGAGCCATAGACATGATATTTGGATCTGCAACAGGTAAAATATCTACTTTTTCATCAAAATCTGATTGTTTTATTTGTCTTGGACCACCAAAAACATCATAAGGATACTCTGGTGGTAAAGATTCTTGACAGATTTTTGCTAAAATTTTAAATTCAAGTCTCATTGCATAGTAACAACGCTTGTGAACACCACTCATTACACGTGAACCACGTTCCATCAAGGCAATTGTAGTACCAACAGCTCTGTTTTGAACATCGTTACCAATATTAGAATCAGTTATAGCGGCAAATTTTTGACCTGCTTGCACAACAAATCCTAAAAGTTGAAATAAAGTTGTTGACGGCTCTGTAAAAGGCAAATTAAAAAACTGATCACGAATATTACCTCCAGGTGCATCCACATCTCTAAACTCTCCAGGCTGAATTGGTTGATCATCATCCCTTACTCTAATACCTCTAGACTTAAATCCTGCTGGTAAATTTTTTAAAGTTCCTGCATCAATTAATTGTCTTAATGATTGTGTTGCCGCTCTACTTAATCCACCAATCATGTGTGTTAAACCAAAACCATAGAAACCTAATCCAGGTAAAAATTTGTAATGCACAAAATATTCATTTCTTGAATATGAAATATCATTGGGTTTATAATTTCTGTATATTGAAAGTATTTCTCCAGAGCCTTCATCAATAGTTACGATGTAAGGTATTTTTACTTTTTTTGCTTTATCATCAAAGTCTTCATAGTCATCTAAATTTAAATCTACGTGCATCTCTAAAATGGTATGTAAATTATCTGACTCAGTTCGTTTGACTCCTTGTAATTCATTTACCTTCTGCTCTACTTGGTCTGTTGACTCGTTTGGTTTTGCAAGTTCAATATCGCGATAGAAACCAGCAGCCATTTTTTTGTTAACATCATTCTCTGTCATTTTAATAATGTGGGTAATTCTTTCACAATCTTTTAAATCAGATGCGTAGTAGGGAACCACTAAATCTTCAGCAGGAATAAATTTAGAACAAGGTCTGCCCATCATTGCATCATAATATACTTTTTTAAATGTGCTACCGGACAATGGTAAGTAAAATAACATTTGATCCATGTCTGTTGTATATTCTTCCATCTCTTCCATAAGAAGATAATTCATATACTCTTTGACTCTATCTGCTTGTGCTTCAACCTGTGGAGTTTGTAATCCTACTACTTGAGTTCTAACAGGGCCATCAGAGGGTATTAATTCTTTATAAGCTTGTGCCTGAAACTGAGTGACTGATTCAGCTAATAATGGATGTGTTACACCACTTGCGCCTCTAAATGGTTTTGTAACCTCTTGATATTTAGTTCCTAAAAGTTCTAAACCTTTGATGTAGGCTTCTTCCCATTCTTTTCTTGAATTTTTATCTTTTTTATATTCAGCGATTAAATCGCTAGCCATGGATTGAAGCGTTCTTTCATCCATATCTTCTGCAAGATTAGCGTTAAAATCATCTTGAGGTCTTTCTTCAACAATTTCTTCTTCACCTTCAACTGTTACATCAATTGGTAAACCCTCTGGTTGTTCTTCAATTTCCTCTTCTAACACTTCGTTATTTTTCTCTATGGCCATTATTAATTGTACCTCATTGGTTTAAACATATCTACTATGAGTCCACCTCTAGCTTTGTAAGTTTTTTGAGTGCTTCTCATTAAAGGGTTAACTTTAATAGCAAACGCATCAAAATACAACCTTGGATCTCCTTCTGGTATTAATCTAGTGCTAAAGTCTGCTGCCTTTGCTGAAGCCTCATCAAGAGCATCTCTATGATATTCGCTAGTAATTTTTTTACCTTTTTGCACATTATCAGGATATTTAAATTCTTCCTTTGCAGTTCTTTTATATGGTAGTTTGGGATCTGATAGAGATATTTTTGTTGGTCCCGCAGATGTATTATAAAATCTTGCTGAACGTTTCATCAGTTCTGGCATTACAGCTTTACCTTTTCCACCGATACCTTTACCAGTCGCATATCCATAAAATCTTTCGTTACCTGCTTTGTATCCTTGCCTAAAACTCAATTTATTAAAAGGAGCGACAGCCACATAATCAACACCCTCACGTGCTGCCTTTTGCATTAAATATTTTAAGGCATGATCTCCATAAGCATCTGCTTCAACCATAGGAAAGTAATCAAATCGTTTGCTAGAACTTTGATCTCCTCTTAGAAACACACTATTCATTTTGTTCTGAATTTCCTTTATATCCTTAGCTATAGCTCGAGCTTTATTAGATTGTCCCTTTGATATTGCATCAGTCATATCCTCCATTAATTTAGTTCTATTTCGAGCTAATAAATTTAATTCAATATCTGCTTGAAAAGGATTAGTTCTGGCTTCTCCAGATAATTGTTTTATTTTAGATAATTCTTTTGCAACCCTTTGGTTTACATCAGATTGTATTTCATTTATCATAAATACTTTCTTACCTTCAGGTGTGAATCTTGTATCAAACCTTACGTGGTAAATTTGATTTTTGACACCTGTTTCAGAGAAATGTCCAGGATCTGTAAAAGGTTGTTTGTTTGATTTTATAGGTTCATCTAAATAAAAAATAGTTTCTTTGTAATCTTTACCACCTTGTAAGGTGTAACTTGTTTCACTTTGATACTTTGTTTTATTATTTTTCAATGGTGCTACAGCTGAATTTAATTCAGCTTCTGCTTTATTTAAAATTTTTTTCTCTTGTTCTCGTACATCAGGTCTAGCTTTAGCTCTCCTTAATGAGTTTCTTAAATTGTCAAAAACACCTCTACCCAGCTCACCATTCTTCATTGCCCCCATTTGATATAAAGCATCATCAAGATTAGACACCAAATCACTATCTGCTCTAAATTTATTTTTAACAAGATTTATAGAGTTGGTCATGTTTTTAAAAGCAATGTCAAAATTTTGTTGTGCACCTTTTGGTACACCAAGCTCCATTGGTTTGAGTCTATTTACAGGGTTTAATTTAATCATGGCACCTATTTCGTTTGCATCTAACTTTAATCCAAACTTTTTAGCTGCATATAATAATCCACCTGTTAGATCTCCTGCTTCATTAAAGATAGCAAGGTTAGTATCAAATAATTCTTCTTTCGATATGTTTACATCTTTTCCTTGAAAAGGTCCTGAATCGTATTTAAATCTTTTTTCTGCTCTCTCTATTTTTGATGCAGGTTTACCAAATATTTTAAAGTTTACTTTCCTTGTAGATGTTAGATGGTTAAGCCACTCATCAGCTGAATACTTACCTCTACCTAATTTCATTGCCCAATCATATGTAGATGAACCAAATGCAGGAGCAATGTCGTCACCCATTTGTAAAGGCTTAGTTTTTTTTAGAACCACAGGAGGATTCTTCATCTCCTGTTTGGCTAACTCTTGTCCCTGTGCTTGTGATGATTTTGGTTCGTAAGTTATTTGTCTTTGTTGTTGTCCGGTAGCCGGTGTCGCTGATTCCTTCTTACCTTTAAGAATTCGCTTCCCCAGTTGAAATAAACTTTTAAGGGACATTGCACCCCCTTAGTACATTTTAGTAGGTTTTTTTCTTCCTAGTTTACAACCTTTAGCCATGACTGATTTACCTTTTTTATAACCAGGTGCTCTCATCATCATGCCACCACCCATCATTTTAGTTTTTGAAGAATCTCTTATATCACCTCTTATTCTGTTAACTAATCTTTTAATCGCTGATTGAGTTCCAATATTTTTAGGAATGTCTCTAGCTGCTCTAGTCAATTTATTAATTGCAACACCCCTTTTACTTCTAGCCTCTCCAGCAGTTCCAGTATCAGCACCACCACCTTTAGTATAACCCATAGGTCGTTTCATCATGCCACCGCCCATTTTTTTGTATGGTGCCATAGAACCTTCAACATCACCTTTTAATACTCTTTTCATTTTGTCCCTAGCAACTTCTCTTTTACTAGTTCTTTCTCCAGCTTTACCAGTGTCAGCACCACCACCTTTGTTGTACCTCTTCATCATGCCACCGCCCATTTTTCCTTGAGCTCTTAATCTTTCAGTAGCGGCAGCTAAGCCACCACCCATTTTTTTGTTTTTCTTTTCTTTAATTTTATCCATTAATTTTTTTGCTCCATATGCTGTTGCAGCTACTGCTGCTCCAACTGCACCTAATCTGCCAGCTTTACCAACAACTTGTTTTATTCCCATTAATTGTTTTCTTCTTTTTAAAAAATCATCACCTTTTTTTTTTGAGCTTCCATTACTTGTTGTTCCAGAACCTTTACCACCAGCTGATGGTTTTACAGAGCTAATCGGTTTTGTAGGATCTTTTTTTAAGGGAACTAATTTTCCCACTCTAGCTTTCATGACTTTGCCACCTATTTTTTTACCCATTAATTCTTTCTTTTTTTGTTCTACTAAATCTCCCATTATTCCCATTCTGATTGGTCCTTTACCAGGTGTAGCAGTAGCTTTCTTTTTTTTAAGTAATTTTCTTGCACCTAAAGCTCCAGCAGCACCTAATGCAAGTGTACCTAGCACAGCTTTCATGGGTTTAGGGTCTTTTGATTTTTTTTCTGCTCTAAGAACTTCGAAATCTTTTGCATTAATTTTGTCAAATGGAGGAGCCTTTTTTGCAATTTTTGATTGGCCACCGGATAACATTCCAATTTTAATTATTTTTCCTCTAGGATTTTTTTTGTATATGGGGCTTCTTTTTCTTTTACTATAATTTGAAATTTGTTGTGC